AGTAACCTAACCATAAATAACTTGCCAGCAGTTACCCCCGTTGTTGAGTTATCAGGCGCAAGGGTTACTCGAGTTCTAGACCTTCCAGAAGTAAACTGGCCCCTTGCCGACAGAACCATTGATAGCGGCAACAGCGAGCTGACCGGCGTAGCGATTACTGAGGGCACTCAAACAGTTAGCTATTTGCAACTTGTAGCCACCAGCGAAGCAGGAAACATCTTTATCTCTAAGAATGGCAAGTTTGTTTTTCAAGAAAGAAATAATGCGCCGGGTGTGATTGATGTGGCTTTTACCGATGAGGCATCTGTTGTTGGATACACAGCCATACCTTTTACTGATTTAAGCGTTGTCTATGGCTCAGAGCAACTTTACAATCGAATTGTCATTAGCAACAATAAAGCGATTGCCGATGAAGTTGTTGCCGAGGATACTGATTCACAAGTGACTTATGGCCCAAGGTCATACAGCCAAACAGGGCTGTTAAACAATTCAGCTATTGACCTTCAGTATCTCGCAGACTTTTTGTTAGCCCGATTTAAAGAACCACAATACAGATTTCAAAGTTTGTCAGTTGTCTTGGATGTGCTGACGGAATCACAACAAAACAAGGTTCTTGATTTAGAAATTGGTGACATTGTAAATGTAAGATTTACACCTTCAGGTATTCCACCAGTTATTGAACAACTTTCTCGAGTTATCGGAATCAGTCATGACTGGTCGAACAACGAGAAGCGTGTCAACCTATCGCTTGAAAGACTAGACTTTACCCTGTTTGTTCTTGATGACCTTGTGCTCGGTGTCCTTGATGATGACCGCTTGAGCTTCTAACTGATAAACTACTGATACACAACTAAGGAAAAAAATGTCAAGAAAAACCTTTACCGCTGGCGAAGTTCTAGCTGCGGCAGATGTCAACAACTTTTTGATGGACCAGACTGTTATGTCTTTTTCTGGGACAGCCGCAAGAGACTCAGCTATCCCAACCCCTGTCGAGGGCATGACTACCTACAACGAAACAACCGACTTGCTAGAAACCTGGAACGGAACAGCCTGGGTTTCTCCAGTTGTTGAAAGCGCATTGGTTTTTATTAAGGCAGACACGATTGGGTCTTTAGTTTCTTCTCATGTTTGGACGGGAACATTTAGTTCAACTTATGACTCTTACAGAATTGTAGTTTCTGGTGGAGTAGCCAGCACAGCAACAAGACTTAGGCTTCAATTAGGAACTGATACCGCAAACCACAACTCAAACGCTTTTACAGGTAACTTTACGACTACTGGACTAGTTGGAGCCGTTGCTGGTAACGTTGCGTACTTTGATTATGTTGGAGCTGCAACCACTAGCACAATTTCGGGAATAATTGACCTAGAGGGCCCGTTTATCGCTAAGCAAACAATGATGACTGCTACTGGTGACAAGAATGGAACTGCTGGCGGAACTGGCGGAAGTGGCTCTATTACAACTGGAATCCACACAGCTGCTACTAGCTTCACAACCTTTAACATCAAACTACACAGTGGAACTATTACAGGCGGAACTGTTGCCGTCTATGGATACAGGAAGGCATAATGACTAATCCACTAATCGGAATTGACGGAATCGTTCGGGAAATGAACGAAGAAGAATTAGAGAATTATCTAATTACCCAAACTCAAAGTGACTCTATTGAAGCAGAGCAGAAAGCACGAGAAAAAGCTAGAAAATCTGCACTTGCCAAGTTAGCTGCTCTTGGTCTTACACAGGATGAAATAGCGGCACTCTAAGCCCCTGCTAAACTACATACAAAAGGACTAAGGAAAAGAATGTCAAGAAAAATTTTTACAGCAGATGAAGTGCTTTTAGCGGCAGATGTCAATAGTTATCTTATGGACCAAACTGTTATGACCTTTGCTGACTCGACTGCCAGAGCAACTGCTATTGCCACCCCAACAGAAGGAATGGTTGCCTACTTAAACGACTCCAACGAAATACAAGCTTATAACGCAACTTCTTGGGTGACTATTGGTAATGCTGGAACTGCTTCATACAATTTAGTTCAAACTCTTTACTTCACTTCATCAGGCACATTTACAAAAGCAACTTACCCTTGGCTAAGAGCTATCAAAGTAAAGGTTCAAGGTGCTGGCGGTGGTGGTGGTGGAACTGGTGCCATAAATACTACCCCTAGAAGTGCTGTTGCTGGTGGCGGTGGTGGTGGTGCTTACGCCGAATCTTTTATTACCGACATTGCTGGCCTTGCTTCTTCGATAACTGTAACTCGTGGTGCTGGTGGTGCTGGTGGAGCTGCTGGGGCTAACAATGGCAGCGCAGGTGGTTCATCATCATTTGGAACGGCTGTAAGCGCGAATGGTGGTAGTGGCGCGGATGGTAACTCACAAAGCTCCCTTGTTGCCATTGAAGCAAGCGGTGGTGGTGGAAGCAGTACTGGGGTAGGTGACATCGTTCTTAGCGGTGAGGGTGGAATGTTTGGGATGCAAATAGCTAATCAGTCTATTTTCCCAGCAAGAGGTGGCTCATCATTTTTGGGGCGTAACACTCACGCGACCAGAATAATTACTCGAGGCGATGGAAACGCTGGTCTTAATGGCTCTGGGGGAACTGGGGGAGCAGCCACTTCTGTTGTTTCTTCAACCCAAGCTGCAACTGCTGGTGGGGCTGGCGGTAACGGAATAGTAATAGTGGAGTTGTACGCATGATAAACATTCAAGAACCAGATAACCTAAAAACTTACGCACACATACTTGACGGAAAAGTTGTAAATGTATCAATCTGGAATAGTGAAGCGCCATATACGCCAGATGAAAAACTTGTGGAAATCCCTGAAGGCTCACACGCTGGAATTGACTGGGATTACATTGACGGTAACTTTATAGATAACAGACCACCTACTTCTCTAGGAAACTAATGGCCGAGGAAACAACTTCGGTTCGCATAACCCAAGCCGACATCTACAAGAAGCAACTTGAGCATGGCGAGATTCTAGTCAAGGTCTTACAGAAGCTAGACCACCTTGACGATGTACCTGACCGAATCAGAGAAGTAGAACTCACCCTTGCCAGACTTGCTTGGATTGAGCGCATTGCCTACACAGGTTTGACAGGATCAGCAATCGCAATCATTGGCTTGATAGCCTCAACGATAGGAAAATAATGACCACATGGATTAGACCAGTTGACGGCGGAACCATCTCTGACACCTTCTTAGGACACAAGAACCGAGCAAAGCCAGCCCTAAACCCAGGCATTGATTACGCGGTTGGAACTGGTACACCAGTCAAAGCAGTTGCCGATGCCACTGTCACAGGCGTTGTCAATACCTTCACCGGCTCAGGTGGCAAGATGATATTTCTTAGCTTTCCATCAGGTCACACAGCAGACTACCTACACCTATCACGCATTGATGTCCAAGCTGGACAGGCAGTAAAACAAGGTCAAGTGCTTGGTTTATCTGGTGGGTCGGGACTTGGCTCAATGACTGGATACGGCGCTCACCTTCACTTCTCATTCCGCGTTGGTGGCAAGCCAACTATGGGTGCTGGCAACATTGACTATGAAGCGTTTAGAGGCGCACCTACAAGTGCTATACCTAGCACACCTGCCAAGCCAGCTAAGGCTGGATCAAGAGCCTACCGAGGCACAGAGCTAAAAAAGGGTGAGCCAGCAGGTCCAGATGTTCTTTACCTACAAAACAAGCTAGGTGTAAACCCACCTGGTCCATTTGGTCCAATGACCCATAATGCTGTTGTCGCTTTCCAAAAAAAGCATGGACTACTAGCAGACGGAATTGTTGGCCCTCTAACTTGGTCAAAGCTCGGATAGCTTGCTCAAACAATTACAAACTTCAAAAAGCCTACGGATAATCTCTGTGGGCTTTTTTGTTTTCTTTATGGTCTGGCAACCTATCCCTGCTTATGCCGCACAAGCTTTAGCCCTAATCACTTGTCAAAACTCTCTCGGGGTAACTCAAGAGTTTGGAATTGGATGGAACAATGAAAACGACTACTTCTTGGATAAGGGAAACATTTCCCAGCACTTTTGCGAGGGTGGCTTTGCTGGTGAGTTCACCACTTTTGTTAGCGTGGTATCTTTTGACGGCAGTGAGCTGGATTCTACTTTGCTTTACCATCCTGGTTATGTTCCTGATCCCGAGCCTAGCCCTGTACCATCTGCTGGGCCTAGTCCAGAAGTTACTCAAGAGCCGGAAGTGATTGTGCCAAGCCCTGAGCCAACCATCGAACCTAGCGCAGAGCCAACCCCTGAGCCTACGATTGAACCCAGCCCTGAACCTACTGTTGAACCTCAGCCTGAACCTGCCCCTGCCCCAGCAGTTGAACCCACGCCAGAGCCAGAACCTGCTGTAATCAGCCCTGTAAGCCCCGTAGAGCCGATTGAGCCTGAAATAAGCCCATCACCTACCCCTAGCCCTGATAACACGCCTACGCCCGTTATAGAGCCTGAAGCCGAGCAAAGTTTGATAGAAAACATCGCAGCCTTACCTCAACTAGCGTTAGAACAGGTTGCTAAACTTGTAGAGAACCTACGCTCAATCGGCTCTGATTTAAGTCCAGAGGTGCGAGAGCAGTCGCAACAAGTGATCGTTGCCTCTGTGATTGTTACCCAAGTTGCATTGGCAGGTAGGAAGTTTTGAAGTTTCTAAAGGACCAGCTCGACCAGTCTTGGACCATTCTCGGCTTAGGTATCGCTTGGGTAGTGCTTGAAGGCTCTGCCAAAGACTTTGTGGGTTGGGCAATAATCGTGACAATTCTCATTTGGGCAGCAACTTACCCTTTACGAAAGGACTAACTTATGTGGTTAGACATCGCTCGCAGGACCCTAGCGGTCATCATTTTGAAGGTCACCGGTATCTTTGTCGGTGGAGCTGTAATCGGCCTTGAGGTTATCCAGGCTGTTGCTATGGCTGCCTTTGCTGGAATCATTGATGTAGCTCAAGAGCTGTCAAGGGCTTACCTTGCAGACGGCAAGATTGATCCAGACGAGCTAAACAAGAGCTTTGGCAAAATTGCTGATAAGGGTCCTAGCTCAAAGCCCTAGTCTTTGTATTTCTGGCGTTCGAAGTAGGTAGTGCCACCCCAGATCCCCTGCATATTGGCAGCTCTGGCGTAATCCTCACACATTCTACGGACAGGGCAATCAGCGCAGACAGCCTTGGCTATCTTGACTGTGGCCCTAAACTCGGCTGAACCCGAATCCCCTTCAGGAAAGAAAACATCAGGAAGCTGGGCACATTCGACCCCATCATTCTCTCGGATTGCTTCCTGCAACTCAATATATTTGCGTTCAATCTGGCGTAATGTCATAGGGTAACCATAGAGTAAACCCATGACAAATAGCAAAGCCACGCCGAGAGAGTTAGCGTGGCCTTGCGACAAGGAAAAGAGAGGGAAACCTTGCCAGTAAACAAACTACCATTCACCGAACTACTCGATGCTGTGCTACTTGGCGACTTTGCCAACGGCAGTCAAGAGTGGCACGATCTAAGAAACGAACCAGGTGTCGTTGGTGGCTCTGACATCGGAGCAATCGCCGGACTAAGCACTTGGGAATCGGCAATAACTAAGTGGGCAAAAAAGACAGGTCAGATACCTGATGAGATCATGCCAAACATGAGTATGAAGCTCGGCACAATTCTTGAGTCACCAATCTTGAACTTGTTTGCTGACGAGCATCCTGAGCTGACTATTTGGGAAACCGGAACATGGGCAAACAAAGAACACCCTTGGGCTAGGTCAAACCCTGACGGCATTTATCAGACTGAGGATGGTCAACTTGGAATTATTGAGGTCAAATTCTCACGCGACTACTGGAGTGGAGTGCCACAGGCTTATCGCGCTCAAGTGCTTTGGTACATGAGAGTCTTTGGAATCAAGCAAGCTAAGTTAGTTGCGCTCGCAGGTTCTAGCTACATGGAGTTTGACATCGAGTGGGATGAGTTTGAAGCGCAGACACTTTGGGATGCTGCTGTCAGATTCAGACAGGCTTGCCTAGACATGAAAATGCCTTACTGGGACGGAAGCAACTCGACCCTAGAAACAATTAGGGCCTTATCGCCTGGCATCGTTGACACCGAGGTTGACCTTGATGACTTAGGTATGCACTATCTAAACTCGGTTGACGAGTATGAAAAGGCTAACGCCAAAATGACAGACCTAAAGGCTAGAGTAATAAACGCAATGGATGGGGCTAAGCGAGGTTTAGTCTTTGGTGAGCATCTGCTCAGCCTGAGATCAAGAGCTGGTGGCGCACCATACCTTCACCACGAGAAAGGGAAATAAATGGCACTAGAGGATGCACATCCAGCCGAGGGTGGTCACACTCATCGAACCGCTAAAAGAGCGTATGTGCTTATGTTGCTAGCAAAACAAAAAGCCAAACAAGAAAAGAAAGGGAAAGACAATGGCACAATTCAACCTAAATGATTATGAGCCGGTGGAACAGCGAATAAAAAGGCTGTATAAAGACCACAAGGATGCTCGCATTGTTACAGACAACATCACCACAGCTCAAGACCGACAGGTTGGCACTTGGGTCACTAAGAGCTACATCTACCTAACCGCTGAGGACCAAGAAAAGGGCTTACCAAAAGCAACTGGTCTAGCGTTCGAGGTTGATTCAGCTAAAGGTCCACAGGCAACATCGGCATTAGAGGTATGCGAAACCAGCAGCATCGGTAGAGCATTAGCTAACGCAAACTATTCAGGCAACAAGAGGGCTAGTCGCGAGGAGATGGAAAAGGTTGCCAGAGATTCAAGACCAAAGGCAAGTGCTAAGGATTGGCTTGCTATGACCGAGGCATTAGGGAATGACATCGAGGGTTTACGATTGTTATACAGCCAAGCTAAAACAGGTGGCGCAACCGATGACACACTCGACAAGATCAAGGCAATCGCTAATGGACTTA